ATGAGATATTTTTTTGAATCTAAAGTAGAGAAAAAGGATGTAGGATACACCATTCAGATTCCTTTTAATGTATGGGAAGTATGCCATCAGAGAGAAGTCATCAAGGGAGATATCGTTCTGGATAACAATATCATTCAGTGCGAGCTTCATCCCAAGGAGAAGGGCAATTACGAGATTGTGATCACCGATGAAGCTGCTGTAAAAGTAGAACTGGGTGTGCCTCACAAGATCCTGTTACATATTAACGGTTCCCTGATCCGTATGGATCAGAACAGCCCTTACAGCTTTGAGAATCCAATCCGCAAGATCGACAGCATGAACGTGATCATCCAGCCCGAAGACGGTCTGTGCGGTCAGGCTTGTGTCGCAATGTTAGCCGGTGTTACTATCGCAGAGGTGATCAGCGTGATGGACTGCAGAGAGTGGCAGGCTACCATGGGCCGTGTGATCTCTGCGCTGAACTATTACGGCATTGACCATACCGACATCATCGTATATACCGAGGGTAGACCCGCTGTACTGCCGAAGTGCTGTATCATGATGGAAAAGATGGGACGTTTCTGTCATTACCTGGTACACTATGATGGAAAATTCTATGATTCCAATCTGGGTGTGCTGGAAGAGTACGATATGAGCAAGCTGTTAGGTTACCTTGAAATCAAATGCTGATGGAATGCAAATCCGTATTTGCGTGATTTCGATTACCTTGTTCTATTTATAAGGAAGTTCAAAAACTGTAGGTTACACAGATGTGCCTACAGTTTTTTCATAGAAAATAGGTTAATCGGCTAAAAACCCCCTAATAGGGTTGCATGTTGACACGGTAAAGTGTAAAATGGAAAAGTGTGGTTTTCGTAACTTTTCAGAGCGATTACTAATTTTCTATTACAAAGGATGGGAAGAAAAATGAATCAGAAAAAGAAGATTGAAAATTATCAGCAGATTGCCATGGGAACCGGATTGCGTTATGATGAAACCAATGACTTGTTTCATGGGGAACGGGATGGGTTTGACTTTATCGTCTATGCACCCGATGCAAGATATCCGTATATGATGGTACTGCATACGGCGGCAAAAAGCGCTGACGGGTCGACATTTGACAAGCAGGCAGTGAAAGGGTTTCAGAAAAGCAGCAAGAAGATCGCGAGTTTTGGTCAGAAGAATCTGGATATCAGAGTATCACTGAAGGCACAGTCCAATGCGGAAAAATGTAAGGATACATTGAACGAAGCACTTGCAGCTACAACGACATTCCTGCGTACAAACAGTTACAGCCCCTGCTGTGATCTGTGCGGTCAGAATGTAGAGACCGGAGCGTTCAGAATGGGCGGTGAATACTATCATTTATGTCCGGACTGCGAGATGAAGATGCGCAGTGACATCGCGATGAATGCACAACAGACGGCGCAGAAGAAAGAAAACATCGTAGGCGGTATTGTAGGTGCCCTGTTAGGATCCCTGTTGGGAATGCTCAGTGTTCTGATCTTAAGCCAGTTGGGATATGTAGCAGCATTATCCGGTGTGATCATGGCGGTGTGCGTTCTGAAGGGATATGAGATGCTGGGCGGAAAACTGACCAAAAAGGCAGTAGTCATCAGCGCTGTGATCATGATCCTTATGACGTATTTTGCAGACCGTGTGGACTGGGCGATTATTTTGTTCAATCAGGGCGGCGGTGCGGAAGCAGGTTATAGTCTGTTCGAGTGTTATCGACTGATCCCTGCGGCACTTTCCGCAGAAATTATTGATATGGGAAGCTACATAGGCAATCTGGTTCTACAGTATCTGTTTGTGGCGCTCGGAGCAATCCCTACCGTTATCGGAAAAATGAAACAGAAAAAAGAAGAAGGTATTATCGCAAGATTAAATTAAGCTCTTTGCTTTCAATAGACAATGTGGTACAATAGTACCAGTGATGTAATTCCTTATATCGTGGTATTGAGTTCAGACTTTTGACCCCGGTAGCATAATGTTGGAATTAGGGGGAAACAGAATATGAGAAAGTGGAAAGCATGGCTGTTTGCATTGGCTGTTCTCATAGGCATTGGGACTATTGGGACGGTGTCAATGAAGGCAGAAGCACAGAATCTGAATCAGGGAAAGCGGGTTCTTTTTATCAGCTCCTATTCTTACGGATGGGATACGGTGCAGACACAGATCGAAGGAATCAAAGCCGGAGTGGATGAGAATACCACTATCGACTATGAATTTATGGACACGAAGCGTTTTCGGACAGATGAGTGGCTGAATATGTTTCATGATATGCTGAAATACCATCTGGAGAATACGGATCCCTATGATGTGGTGATCGTGGGAGATGATGCGGCGCTGCAGTTTGCCATGGAATACCGGGAAGAACTGTTCCCGGAGATACCGGTTGTCTTCGAAGGTGTGAACGATGAAGAATATGCCATGAAAGCGGCAGAGAATCCTCTTGTGACGGGAATTATTGAAAAACTGTCCGTAGAGAAGAACATAGACATGGCACTGAAGGTGAATCCGACAGCCGATAAAGTAGTGGCGATACTGGATGATTCAGTGACCGCAGATGCAGAACGGAAGAATTTTTACAGTGCTGAGGCAGAATATCCGGAGCTGGAATTTTCTGAGATCAATTCTTCCGAACTGACAACTGCGCAGCTGCAGCAGGCTATCAGCAAGGTGGATGATAAGACGATACTGATCTATATCGTTATGTCAAAGGACGGCAGTGGCAAACAATATACCAGTGACCAGGCGGTCCGTATGGTCGTGAATTATTCCAAAGTACCGGTTTACCGCATGGTGGAGGCCGGGATCGGTGACGGACTGCTGGGCGGTAATGTGGTATCCATGTATAAGTCCGGAGAGATCGCAGCACAGATGGCCATGGATATCGCGAATGGTACCGACAGTGCAGAGATCAATGTGGTAAAGGACAGTCCCAACATTTATTGTGTAGATGAAGACGTCATGCGGAAGTTCGGGCTGGAGGCATCACAGTTTCCCAAAGATACCGAATTTGTAAATCATCGGGAGAGCTTTTTTGCCAGGAACCGTGAGGCTTTGATACCGGCACTTATACTTATCGCTGCACTCAATGTTATTATCTGCTGGGTGTGCTTCGATAATTACCGCAGACGAAAACTGCTGCAGGAACTGGAGCAGGCACGTGCAATTATGGAGGCGGCATCACAGCATGACTTCCTGACGGGACTTCCGAACCGCAGCAAATTCATGAAGGATCTGGAGCAGATGATCGATGCGAAGGTTCCCTGTACCGTCATGATGCTGGATATTGATAATTTCAAGAAGATCAACGACACTTACGGACATACGGCAGGAGACGAAGCGCTGCAGCAGGTGGCAAACCGCCTGAAAGAGATGCAGTCCCAGATACTGACATCATACCGTTTCGCCGGAGATGAATTTATTCTGATCCTGCGCAGCAGCCAGAATATGCTGGTGGAGAAGACAGCGTACCAGTGCAGACAGGTATTCACAAAGGATGTGGTGCTCTGCGGTACGAAGCGGAAGATTGGCGGCAGCATTGGTATTGCAAGTTATCCTAAGGATACGGATAATCTGGAACAGCTGATCGTGTGTGCGGATGATGCCATGTATCAGGTGAAGAAGAACGGCAAGAATGATTTCGCATTCTATAAAAAGCCAGAGGAAGAAAAAACGGACAATACGCAATAAAACGGAAATAGAACAAAGAATACAGAAAAATAGGGAAACAGGCAGAAATTTGCTGTTATAATAACAGAGGTTTCTGCCTGCTTTTTGAACGGAAAATTGAGAATTGCAAGTAATATTTAGACAGATATTCATTTTTGTTAATTGTGCACAAAAGAAGAGTGCTTTTAGAAACCGGATCAGGCGCTAAAAGTACTCTTTTATTGTGCAGATTTACAACAGCTTTTGCATAATCTGTTTTTCTGTCAAATTTTCGGTACAGATTTTTGTACCATTCCTACCCCCTCATAAGACTATCTAAGTAATCAAAATACGATTACTAAGATAGTCTATATGTCCCCCGCCCATCTCCCCGGGGAACAAAAGAAAAAAAGGGCATTAAAAGAAAAGGCAAGTTTTCATTGCCTTTCATTAAGTACCTGGTTAACCTACGAGATCAGCAGCAGACAGACCGTTAAACTGTCTCCTGGGATAGTGATTCATCCAATCCTGGATAGCTTGTATCTCTGCCTTTGAATACAAACCAATATCATCACCTTTTGGAATCCATCGCCTGATAAAACGATTACTGTTTTCATTTGTTCCACGTTCCCCGGAGCAGTACGGATGGCAGAAGTAGACCGTTGTGCGGTTCTTTTTAGTTCTGCAGCTTCTTTCGATAGACTGCCAGTCCGCAAATTCCATACCATTATCACAGGTAATTGTCTTAAACTTTTCCCGAAATGCCGGAGAACCTATTTTTCTTTCATATTGATCCAGTGCCCTGATCACAGATTTTGCAGTTCTGTCCTTGATCTTGAAAATCAGTTCATCACGTGATTTTCTTTCAGACAGTACTAACAGACATGTAAGATCATCTCTGGAGCTATAAACTGTATCCATTTCCCAGTGACCGTATTCTTTACGTTCCAGAATCTCCCTGGGTCTCTCTTCGATAGATTTTCCACGTTCAAATTCTTTTCTTTTCGTCTTATACTTCTTATCCTTTTTCGGGCGTGCATAAGGCAGACTATTAACCGTTACCCCATTGATCCGATGAGCATAGACATAATTATATATACTTTTCACGCATAACCTACGATCAGAGAGCGTATACAGTGCAGCTTCCGGGCTATACTTTTGATTCAAGATCAAAGCAGCTACATCCGTTAAAAAAGGATCATCAGCAGATAATTTCCTTTTCCGACCTCTACGGCTCATATTTTCCTTATGGATCCGCTGACCAACATCATAGCCATAGCGCTTTTCATCCTGCCACAGCTTACCCCTTGCAATAAAAGTACCTCTTTTAATTTCATTATAGACAGTAGCTCTGCAGCATCCGATCATCTCCGCGATCTTTGTTATAGGTGTCTTTTCCTGATATAACTTTTCAATCAGGTATCTGTCTTTCTCCGTCAGGTATTTCATGACTGAACCCCCCTTTCATACTTCGAGGGTATCAGGATCATAGATATATTTATCAAGGTTAAAATAAACAGCTGCGCTGACCTTGACAAATATATCTGATCCTGATAGTCCAGTCAGCCGGGATACGAAAGGAAACTTTTCAAAGGTCACTACGTTCCCAATGAAAAGAATTAAACACCCCAAACCCCTCAAGGGGCTTTTTTCTTCCTGGTCTTTCCAGTACATCTCCTTTTCAATTCATTTCCGGTATGTCTTGTGCATCAGTCTGAATAATAATTTTTCACCTGGTCCAAGTAAAGAACCGTAAAAATTCAAAAGAATGAATTTTTATCTAACTATAAAAATCGGAAAAATGATTTTTATAGTTTTCTTGACTTTTCCCAGGAGAAAAATTTTCCATTATTCAGACGCCCAAGACAGATATACCGAAAACGAATTAATAAGAAAAGGAGATGATAGAAGCAGAAAGACCCAGGAAGAAAAACTAAAACCAACAACCCAGAGCAGAAACCCAAAAACGTGATAGGCTCCGCAGGAGCCGGAAAGGAAAAATGACATGACAAAAAAAGAATTGGAAATCAGATGTGAAATAATGCAAGAAAGACTCAATAGAATCAATGAAATATGTGAGGGATATACAGACATAAGCAAAGCATCTGAAACCATAGGCGCGATAATGGCACAATGTGACCCTGATTTTTTAGAGCAGTGTATCAGCTGGAGATTGTAATATTGACAAACAGAAAGGAAAAAACCTATAATATCCCCAAGAAAGGGGTGCAGGTTATGGATGAAGAAATGACAGCTATTGAAATGCAGAGATTTTTAAATCAGCAATACGCAGAGGGAAAGACAGAACTGGAAGCATACAGAAATCTGATGGCTATACTGGGACTGAGCTACCCACAGAAAAGCGAAAAATAAAGAGAGGGGCGCAAGCCCCTCTAAATTTTTACACCATAATTCTTCCGGAACCAATCCACAGAATCATCAAGTGGCAACCATCTGTTTTTCAAAAAATCATCATATCCCTTATAATCAAACTGTGATCCGTCCCGGAACTCTTTGATCAGATCAAACCGCCTACAAAAAGCATTCCAGGTACTAACATCTTCTGATTGCACTGTTCTATAAAGCTGGTCAAAAGAAATGTTACTTGTAAAATATATGTGCGTGAAGCAGGCTTGTTTATTATTATATCTACACGGCAATTCAAGAGGGTAAATATCCAGCCACTTAAGCAATATATTAATATCAAAATCGCAAGCACGGAAATCATCAAACAAAATAACATCTTGCCCCTTATATCCATCCCAGGGGTTCCGGTTATCTGTCACACGATACACTTTATCGTATCCACCATATAATTTATATACACCTGACGTCTTGCCACTTCCTGGATCACCGAACCAGTATTCCACATGCATCTCACGAACTATATTCTTAAATTGTTCATAACGGAGTATTTCCCGGCAACGTTCGACCTTTTCCAGCTGCATCATATAGTTCGGATTATCTTCCAGGATCTCATAATTACTTTTTCCCTCTTTGATCATATCATACAGAGCAGTGAGATCATTTCTCTGACCCTGGCGTTCTTCCGGAACTGTTCCGAACTCTTCAAAAGTATTAACAAGTTTTGTTTCTTCCTTGTCTGTGCCTTTCCATTTTCCGTCTTTCATCAAGTATTCACGATTTTCGGCAACCGTTCCCATCATCTTTTCAATGTGAGCCGGAGGAAACAGCTTTTTTAAAGTTTGAAAAAGTAAAGGACTAGTACGATAAATAATTATATGAGTATGTAAAGTACTCCCCATTTCATCACACATTGCCCAATATTTCACAGACTTCAAAGAATCAATACAATCCTTTATTTTTTGGTGATTAAAACCATAGTCTAAAGGATTATTGATAGTAATATTCCATTTCCTGCAAGTCTTAGTACCACCCATGTGCATTCTCCAAAATTATACAGAAGTTATATTTTATACATCATTTATACAACCCCTTTGTATAAAATAAATCCAGTAAATATCATTGTTTGAAGCCAATTTATACATTATACAGAAGTTGCCTAGGGGTAATACTAACCCTAGGCAACGCCCTTGACGGCAGGAACCCGGCGTTCCCTGGACCCGGTGCCCAAGGGCGTGCCCCGCTTCGCTTGCGGGCACGGCCGCTTGCGCCCAGGCTACCAGGGCGCCACCTACCGTAAAGGGTAAAGTGCACGTTGCTACATCAAGAACGCTGGCATAGTCGGACAACAATACGATCAGAGTTATCCTGCAGTACTTCACAGAAAGTATTATAAGCATTCAGAATCTCCTTACCATCGCAATCAACGACAAAAATACCCTTTAAATCTCCAAGAGCATCACAAGACTTGATATAAGCAGATCCCGCAGCTCCATGCAGAAACATATATTTTTCAAAATCAAATTTCTTTTCAGATTGCGACGTCGCAATTTCCTTTCTCTTCTTTGCGTTCTTTTTGATCTCTCTTAATTCCCGGACAGAATAGTTAGGAGTACACAGTCGAAGAGTATCATCATCCATAGAAATCATTTCAACAAGCTGAGAATAACTATATGGTTGGTATTTTTCTTCCTGGAACATAGTGGGTAAAGCACCGGAGTACTTTGCAGTAAATAAAAACACAGCAATACACCGACTAACAAAAGACGGTTCAAGACCCCAGTTATGCAGCACAAAATCAGATAGACAAGTATAACCAAACTGCTGATAATATTTACAACGATCAAATTCGTTTAGGTGAAAGCCAAGACGAAAATAACTGCGCTTAATATCATTCAGATCACGTGCAATAAAATCATAAGAGCCAAGAGCTAAAGCATCAGGTTCATCACCCTCAAAGAAATCACCAGTAACATAATTAGTAATAGCGCCCATAGTATACACCTCATTCCATATCAGACGAGCAACAATCTACAGTCTGTAAGTGCTGCATATCTTCACTAATCTGCTCAATAGCTTCATCATGACGCTTAAGCCAATTCGACATGACAGATAAATTGGTGGAATTTACATCCTCGATATTATTAAAATGGTCAATTTTTACCCGGAGAAGAGAAATATCTTCATAAACGTCTTCTAGATCCTGTTCCCTTTCACGGACACGGCATAACATATATGTCACAACAATCACAGTAGCGCAGATAACCAAAACAATAGCAAGAGCCATACTTACACACCGCCTTTCTTCCTGGGACACCAACGAGGAGTATATTTACAAGGAACAATACTATCATTCCAACCGGTATAACCAATAAAACCAGGCATAGACCGGATATCACGATCAGAAAAATATTGCATGATATACTCCTGATCCGGATGATCACAAAAACAGCTTTTTCGATTACCATACCGGGAATGATAAAATTTACAATATTCACATTCAGAGCATTTTATTTTAGTATCCATAAAATACCTACTTTCTCAGCTTTTTGCTGGCACGTATTAGTTTACGGGACGGATTAACCACGCCATCAAGATTAACAGAGTTATTACGCTGCAGATCAAGAATCTGTTCTTCTGTCAACATATCACCTTCCTTGCACGACTTCGTAAGATTGCCAACACAAGCCAGGGTATCGTAAGCATTAAAATGAGCATTTTTAATAAACCAACCGAAACGTCTTTTCGGCTTGATCAGTGTAGGATCTGAAGCATTTTCCAAGTCGAAAGCGTCATACTGTTCATGCACCATAATTCGCCACACCTTATTACAAGTATACACGTAGCTGGTCACCTGACGGAGCAGAGCATCTACATGATTAAACCTCTGCGAAGTGTAGATCAGACTGATATGATGATGTCTGCAGGTCAAAAGCGTGTTCAAAAACAGAGGATCAATATTACTTTTGAAACTCCGGGAATTAAGCTGTACTGAAAATTCATCACCCAACACAATAGTGCAGGTCAAAGTATCGTTCTTTTCATCTACGACACGCATACGATCAGCCACAGCCACGATCTGCGCCATAGATACAAAATCCTCATAAGGGATAGACAACGACACGTTAGAGATAATATGTATCTTCTGGGTTACCCACTTCCTACGGTTAAAGTCAAAAATCCGCTTATCATTGTACCGCTTATACAAAGACACAACCTTATGCACTGCAGATAAGGTTTTACCCTTGCCAAACAATCCAACATAGCATGAGATCGTACCGGTAGAACATTCATCCCACCGATGGAACCGAAAATACTTATACAAATCAATCATACCATACCACACGGTACTGATCGGATGTGTCACAATGACACGGACACAGACCGACATGATGCAGGCAAAAACAATAATAAATAATAACAATTCAAGCATATGATCACCGCCCAACCTTTAAGCAGTTAGCAGCTATGGAGCTGATGCTTTCTAATACCAAACAAAACACGATCAGACCGACCACCACAGACGGAGTAAATTCATTCGATCCGTTACAGATATAATTAATTATGTTTTCCATTCTTCATAATCTCCTTTGCATAACGACAACTATTAACCAGGTAACACATTTTGCACCGCTGGACATCATCCCCGGCACGGATCACACGACAACCAATAAGATCATGACAATGATTATCTTCATTGATGCAAGAACCTTTTAACCTGCAGGTAAAATTTGCACACGGACTCATCTGTCTAACACATCCTTTCTGCCATCCAAACTGCGACCAGTCATATTAGCAACCGCAATTTTTATCCGCTTAATTGCCCAAAAAGAGAGCAGCAGAAAAATAATTGTGTCCAGTCTGTAATTCAATGCCGAAAAATAAGGCTCAAGATCGTCTGCAGATAAATTCTGTACTTGTACCTGTTCCGTCGCAGGTTCCGATACAGCGACAGTAAAAGGAATATAATTACCATCGCTATCCATAACGTAGACATTTGTTCCGGGTTCTCCTGGATCCACGGACTCAGTAGGGGATTCTTCCGTAACAGATCCGGCATCTTGTACCAGATCGGATTCAGTGCCAGCGCTATCGGATAATACAGGATCGTCAGTCCCAGGAACATCAACGGTAGATCCCTGATCATCATTTTCAACAGTTTCAACAGTCTCGATATTTTCATATTCATTCATTTTAACAACCTTTCTTGATAGATGCCCCGGTGTATGGTAGGATAAAGAAAAACACCATACGGAGGGGAAAACAATGAGCGTCAACGATATTATCTTTGCATCTTTAGGAACAGCACTTTTTATAGGATTAATTATATTAATTCTAATTTGGTTGTTTATTTATACTGCAGTAAAGACAGCCACAAAAAATGCAATAAAAGAAGCTTACAGAGATATTAAACTCATGCCGGAAATAAAACATATTACACCGGAAGAAGAACTAAAAAAGGAGATGGAAGGTTGGAATTAACGAAAAATTCTAAAAAGAAGGTATAAAATTATAAAACCAACCAAGCCATAAATAATAACATTTGCTAATGTGAAATGATAACCGTCTATATTAAGATCAATAGAGAGAACACGAACACAAAAATCAATAACAAGCTTTAATTCTTTCAAAGTAATCACCTGCCTATAAATCTACAAACAATAACAGCACCAATAGCAACGGCAATAAGACCAATAAGCCAAGACGGTAAAAAACCAAACACAGCAGCCACCATGGATGGAAATTGACCCAACATAGTACCAAAATTTGTCAATAGATCAAAAAAATTCATGGTGGCATTTTCCAAACTGGAATAATCATAATTATTTTTCGGCACAGCATCTAAATCATTTCTTGAATTTCCGCCATTCTCGAGATCAGATAATTCACCATCGGTTAATCCTTTATCTGACTGATTTTCAGAATACATATTATCGAGATCATCCAGCCTAGAACCTGAAGAACCTTCAGAATCAGCAAGGTTATTATAAAAATGTGTCCATTTAGAATACTGAATACCGCCATTTTCATCATAACGAAAATATCTAACATATACTTCATATCCATTGAATAAAGAATAGGGCTGTTTTAGCAACATCTTCAAAGTTTCTAAAGCATCACTATAACCAGTTATTTTATTAAAGAGATCATAAGAGCCACCGATATAATTTCTATCATCAACCGGATACGATGAAAGTAAGTTATCCCACGATGATTTACCCAAAACATCAAACTGAAATCTTCCGACAGATGAACGTTTATCTGAAACAGAAACCCACGTGGAAAGATTATTTTTCAATAAAGTAGAATACTTATACTTCCAAACTAATTTATCACGATATAAATCAAAATCATTAGTGGTATACCATCTACCTTTCATTTCAAAAAAATAATCACTCTGGGCATTATTAAATTCAAAATAAGAATAATCAGATTCAGTAGGGTTGCCATTAGCAGCCTCATGAAGTACTATTACAGGTCTTTCCATATCAGATGAAAGTTCACCTTTTATATAGGGAGCATCAATTCTATCAATGCTGCCATCCTGGTTAAAATAAACACACGAAGGTTCACCGTGGTAAAAATCACCCCACGCACCTAACCCGGCTTGCCTATAACATGGTGTGATCCGGATGTACCGCAGAAACCAATTCTCATCATCAGGCTTCAGACCTGACACATCAATCGTCAACGTTTTATCTGCAGTAGCAAATTCATCCGGGTATGCATCCGCCTGCTTGATCGTGTCCTGTGCTTCCTTATCCGCAAAGTAATAATTTACCCGTACATACTCCTCAACTTCCTGATCCTGGAGATAGCTTCGTTCCGTCGTTCCAGTCCAGGTAGCAGTCATCTTATTGTTTGCCGTAAACCCAGTAAAAGCATAAGCCGTATCTTCAAAGTCAGGGTTATCAATAGACCCGCCATTAAGCAAACCGGAAGTGTCACCACTTACACAAAAGGCACGCAAAGAATCAAAAGATTCAAAACACGGAAGAAAGGGAGTAACAGATAAAGAATGATATTTACGATTACCATATGTACGTGTCACACCCTCACCGTCACCAATACGAACAACAGAGTCTGTCGTTGTATGAGTAGATGCTTCACCAAACCAATATGAAAACTCATACAACATAGGATTTTCAGTAAAAAACAAACTATTCTGATCTTTTGAAATATCATAATCCTGACCGATTTTATAACGAACGGCACGCCACACGAAACCACTAGTATAAGAATCTGATGGTTGACGAACAAAGGCATAAAAATAAGATTGATCAGAAGCATCTAAAGTCATTGAAGCTTTATTAAAATAGGATTGATCATCTTCGAATATCTCTATATGTTCCCATTTATAAACTCCTGCATTACTGGAAAGACTCCAACCGTTATATTCTGCAGCATGAACCCGAAGAGAACAAAACGTAATCAGCATGATCAGAAACGAAAAAAATAATACGAAAAGAGTTACAATAATATTGCGAGTCTTTTCTAAAAATTCTGAACTCATAAAAAACCTCACTTTCTTTTGAGTAAAAAAATACCAGGTAGATTTTCTCTACCTGGTAAAGGTTCCAAGCTTGTCTTACTTCGCAGCACCCTTGGCGGATCTGAAGATTCTGAAACCTACAAATACCAGAGATGCAATCAGAAATACGTTAAGCGGGAAAATGGTGAACAGTCCACATACGGACTTAACCAGGTCAACCAGTTCAGTTACAAGAGCAGTATCAATGACCGCCTCTGCAGCAGCTACCATAGGAATTAACATAAGCCATACCGTCCTTTCCGCATTATCTGTTAGATTGCGACTCTCACAAATATGCAATTTTTTTATATAATCAGCTAATTACTTGTTAGGAGAATGGGGAGACCGGGTCTCCCCTGCACATACAGTGCATTTATAATGAACAATTAATGCCATTACCTTATTTGAATGGTGGAAAATCTCCATCATCTGACTTGACTTTAGAAGCAGGTGCAGCCTTAACAACCTTAACACCGGTTAAAACTGCTTTACCCTGGAATCCCTTGGAGTAAAGGAACTCTACTTCGTCGCCTACATGAATACCAAAATCCTCACGGGCAAATTCCATACCGGTCTGCTTGCCGTAGATCTCAACAGCACTTTCTGTATCATATTCAGAAAATGCCTGCTCATAAAAGATGTTCCAGTAGAACACGTCTGTTGTGTCTTTCTTTAATGTTTTCTTGATACCAACGATTTTTACAATTTCACTCATTTTTTTCTTCCTTTCTTTATCTGCTTTTTTACTGTTGGTATACACTTGTATGTAAATTCTCCTGCAGCTGATCGGCATGACCCTCTGTCTAAATAAATTTTACATACAACATTTTGAACGGAAAATTGCTTTCCATGTTGAAAAAACATACGATTATGTTATAATTAGTACTATTGACTAAAAGGAGAACAGTGTGAAAATAAATTTCACACGCAAATTTGTGCCTGCGGCCCAAACTTTGCAGATTTTGAGAAAGGCATGGTTAATTAAAATGCGAATACTATCAGAAGCGCTGGGATATGTAATGTACTTTTGCTATTATCTGGTGCATAATTATGGATTGGCAATCATTCTGTTCACATTGATCAGCAAGATCGTATTGTTGCCGGTATCCGTCTGGGTACAGAAGAATTCCATTAAAATGGTAAAGATGCAGCCTGAGATCAACCGGATCAAGGCAAAACATTTCGGGGATGCAGACCGGATCGCGGACGAACAGTCCAAGATATTCAAGAGAGAGAAGTACAATCCGCTGGCATCCCTGATCCCGCTGGCAGTTCAGATTATTCTGCTGATGGGACTGGTAGAGGTTATCTATCACCCGCTGGATTATCTGCTTCATCTGCCACAGGATGTGATCACGGCATTCAATGGCCTGGCTGTCAGCCTGGCCGGAGCAAATCCGGAGAGCTCCTCTATTCAGCTGGCAGTAGTGGAGATGATCAAGAGTGGCAATTATGCAGAACAGTTCGCAGCATTGCAGTCAGGACTGGCAGGGGTGGACATTGCGTCTGTATTACAGCAGGTACAGGGAATTTCCCTGAACTTCTGCGGCATGAATTTAAGCTGGGTACCTTCCGAAGTGGGGGGCATTGATATCATCGTCCCCATTGCAGCCGGTATTTCCGCATGGCTGTTGTGTGTGGCACAGAATGCAGCCAATGTCATTCAGGCAGAGCAGTCCAAGCTGAACAAATACGGTATGATGGCATTTTCGGTAGGCCTGTCCCTGTATCTGGGCTGGTTTGTTCCGGCAGGTGTGGCTTTGTACTGGATCGCCAGCAACCTGTTCGCAATTTTACAGCAGTATCTGCTGAACTGGGCCATCAATCCCAAGGATTATGTGGATTATGAGGAATTGGAGGCCAGCAAACAGGAACTGGAGGAATTGCAGTCCATTGGTGGCAAGAAGAAACTCTTCGAGAAAAATCCCTATGCCAAGAGAGAGAAGAAAGATTTCAAACGTTTCTTTTCTGTAGTGAACAAGCATCTGGTATTTTATTCCGAGAGCAGTGGCTTCTATAAATATTATCAGGGCATTATCGAATGGCTCCTGGCACATACCAATCTGACTATCCACTATATCACCAGTGATCCGGAAGATCAGATCTTTGCACTGGCGGAAAAAGAAGACAAGATCCGGGCATATTATATCGGAGAAAAACGTCTGATCACACTGATGATGAAGATGGATGCAGACGTAGTGGTCATGACTATGCCGGATATTGAGAACTTCCATATTAAGCGCAGCTATATAAGGAAGGATATTGAATATATCTATATTCCTCACTGTATGGACAGTCTGAATATGACCATGCGTACCGGTTCCATGGATCACTACGATACCGTATACTGCGTCGGTAAGCATCATACTGAGGAAATCCGCAAGACAGAGGAAGCTTACGGTCTGCCTCCCAAGAAGCTGATCGACTGGGGCTACTGCCTGCTGGATCGTATGATTGAAGATTACAGGAAAGCGGATAAGACGCCTCATGAGAAAAAGCATATTCTGATCGCTCCTTCCTGGCAGAAGGACAATATCGTGGACAGCTGTCTGGAAGGCATGCTGGATGATCTGGCAGGTAAGGGTTATGAAGTGGTAGTACGTCCTCATCCTCAACAGGTGCGTCTGCAGCAGGATAAGATGGATCGCCTGAAAGAGCGTTATGCCAAGAACCCGGATATTGACATTCAGACAGACTTCTCATCCAACAGCACGGTATTCGAGGCGGATCTGCTGGTGACTGACTGGTCCGGTATCGCTTATGAATATGCCTTTACGACCAAGAAGCCGGTTCTGTTCGTGGATACTCCCATGAAGGTCATGAATCCGGAATACCAGAAGATCGACACCGTACCTATCAATATCTGGATGAGGGATGTCATCGGAGACCGTCTGGATCCTACAAAGACAGAGGAGACCGAAAACAAGGTCAGAAATCTGCTGGAGCAGAAGGATGCTTACCATGACAGAATTGAAAAGTTCGTGGAAGAATATGTATACAATCTGGGCAACAGTGCCGAAGTAGGTGCAAAGTACATTGTACAGGCAGTCCAGGAACAGATTAAAAAAGCAAAAGAACAATAA